TCAGCACCTTGTGTGGCATTATATAGTTGCGAATCAACTGCCCGATTAAACGAAGTCGGTACATCAGCACCTTGTGTGGCATTATATAGTTGCGAATCACCGGATGGCTTAAATGCCACTACTTCTGAATCAATTTGTTCCTGCAATAATACTGCCGGATCCTCAGTAGGAATAATCGGTTCAGGGGCGGCGTTAGTTAGTGTATCTTGTGATATAGTTTGTTGCTCATCTAAAATCAACTGCGCCTTAGCATTCTCTGCAATTTGTGTGGCCAGTGCCTGATCATCCGCTATTGCAGCATTGCTGGCAATAACATTGTCAAGTGCGCCGGTTGCGCCAAATTCATTATCCGGGACAACAGGAGGAACCGGGTTAGTAACAGACTCGTAACCAGTTGGTGTGACTGGTGCTGGATTAGATGCCGGCGGAACTTCTGCAGGTGGTGCTGGTGAGGTTACTACAGGTATCGTGGTTGGTGATGCCTGAGAGGGATTACTTGACGCAGGTATTGATGCCGGCGGAGATGGGTCCGTTATCAGTGGTGTTACTGGCGGAGATAGGGTTGCTTCAGCGGCGAGTGGAACAGGATCATTTCCTTTGCCGGCACTTACTGACGATAAAATCGCGTTATATGTCGAGGTCATCGCATCCTGATGTACGTCGGCAGCAGCCAAAGCAATACTCGCATTTTCAGCAGCAAGATTCAATTGCCTTGCTGTTTGGGATTCAGCGGCAGTAGCAGTAGCAGTAGGGTGCGCTTTTGTGAATTGTTGATACGCTAATGTTGCTGCGGCATCTGCTGCCAATGCCGCCGCAGCGGCCGCAGTAGCAGCATCTAATTGGGTTTTTGTCTGCGCCAGTGCTTCATTAAATGTGGTCATTTTGCGTTTAGCCTTTACTTATGTATTTATCAGAATAAAATACCACTATTTTTACTCAAGGCTTGTATTATCGGGCCGGATGTGTTATACTCGTATAAGTATAACAATAAGGAGAACTATGTCACTACTACCTACTCCGGTCAAGAGAGTCAACTACCTAAATAATAAAGATATTCTAAAGGAAATCCATTCAAGTAAAACTGCGTATTGTCATTTCACCAAACCCGAATATAATCGATACGACTTCATTGTAGATATGCCGCATTCTGCTTTACCAGATAGCTTTGAGTATGCTTTTAAGCCCGAATCTATTCAACTGGCCAGAGAAACTAGGGCAGCATTTTTAGATGTAGAGGCAGGAGCAGCAAAAGGGACAACTGACCCACTTACTATCCCTGTTGCTGATCTGGTGTTCCGAATTATGACTTGGGATCATGTACCGGTCGCTCCCAAACAACCACGTAAGTCAGTTAAAAAGAAAACAGCAAAAGATATTTTTGAGTTTGAGGAACCGGATCCAAATGCTCTGTTTATTGATCTGGAAGACCCCACGACTAAAGATGAAGTTGACGATATGGTTCACGTTAAGGTCAACTTTCCCCCGTTTCAGCATTACAAGATCGACGCAAACAATTCTTTCTGCTGCGTAGGCAAGTCGCACTGGGACGGTGACATGGAATCAGGCACGTTCAATAAAGATCATGGACAGGTAACTAACAAACTTGCCCGAATGTATATTATGATGTGCGAAAAGTATGCTATGAAGTATAACTGGCGAGGATATACTTATCGTGACGAGATGCAAAACTCAGCTATCCTTCAACTTACATACGTCGGCCTTCGATTCAATGAGGCGAAATCCGCAAACCCGTTTGCGTTCTACACCGCAGTCATCACCAACTCATTCTGTCGTGTTCTTAACACTGAAAAACGAAATCAAAATATTCGGGACGATATACTAGAAATAGCCGGATTGTCGCCATCATGGTCGCGCCAGTCTACAAGTTCAAGTCATTATGAAGAATGAAGTATCCATCCTTTAACAGATAATACTTTGGGGCTACCTTTGATGAGTTGACACACGTGCCCTCTGTTCAACTTATATCGCTTAACAAATTCATCTTGGGTCAATGTTATGAATTCGCCGGTATATCTATTAAAGAAGGTATGGGCTGTCATTTGGCGCGGAGTGGGCGCCCCTACTAATTTCCATGACCCACATGACTTTTTATTTCCATTGACCATCCAGGAAACATTACCTTGTCTTAAATCGTACTTTTTGTAAAAAGCTTGTTGCGTCATACTAACAATCTCACCGGTGAGAATATTTTCAAACCCATATTCATTGTGATCATAATTTGCGTTTTCGCTACCTTGTTTAGACCAATTATGATTACCATTAATGATTTGCTGCTGCACCGCCAATTTAGCGATTTCGGAAATCTCCGCAGGGGACATTTTTAATTTTTTGGCTAATAAGTTACATGCCCCATAATCATTTTGAGACAGATGTAAGTTATAATGTTCCTGAAGGGTTACAGCTATTAGATTTTTCGGATCATCATTAGAATGATCACCGTCTATGTGGTGTATTTCATAACTACGGCCGTTCTCCTCTTTTGGTATAGGGCCATAGTGTTGAATATAGACTTTGCGATATAAACGAGTGGGTCCTCGTTTTGAATAAATAGTCATGCTGGTGCTCCTTTTTAGCATTAGAGAGGGCGGAGGTGCAAACTCGTGGCTCTCACTACTATTTATCATATTACCCAAGCATATTGCTTTTACATCAACTCCTGTAGTACAATAAGGAATGTCTAATCTATTCAAAAAAGCAGCAGTTTTCGGAGACTTACATGTGGGTCTCAAGAGCAATAGCCAACAACATAATGACGATTGCCTGAATTTTACTAAATGGTTTATAAAAAAGGCAAAAGAAGAGGGATGTGATACCTGTATCATGGTGGGTGATTGGCATAATCACCGAGCTAGTATCAATGTACACTCCCTTCACTATTCCATGCAATGTTTAGAATTATTAAATTCAGCATTTAATAATGTTTTTATTATAGTGGGCAACCATGACAGTTTTTACAGGGAGAAGCGAGACATTCATTCGGTTGCTTGGGCCGGGTATCTGCCCAATGTGACAGTGATTAACGACATTTTCTCTGAAGGTGATGTCACTCTTTGTCCATGGATGGTCGGTGATGACCTCAGCACGATCAAAAAGATCAAGACAACTTACACCTTTGGACACTTCGAACTGCCCTACTTTCTGATGAACGCTTCGATTGAGATGCCCGATCACGGGTTGATCAGTCTTGATGACTTTGGTTCTACAGGCACAGTGTTCAGCGGTCACTTTCATAAGCGACAGGCAAAAAAGAACATCTGGTACATTGGCAATGCGTTCCCTCATAACTATGCTGACGCAAACGATGATGCCCGGGGCATGATGATACTTGATTGGGGTAAAACTCCCGAGTTTCATTCATGGCCCGATCAACCCAAGTATCGTGTTCATAAGTTGAGCGATATTCTTGAGAAAACGAAAGAGTTATTGCTGCCCAATACTCATGTCCGTGTTCATCTTGACATTGATATCAGCTACGAGGAAGCCAATTTCATCAGAGAAACACTGATTCCCGAGTATAATCTACGAGAGATGGCTCTTATTCCTATGCGCGTTGAACAACAAGCAGAAGGTGCGGCATCAGGTGAGATTAAGTTTGAATCTGTTGATCAGATCGTTCTGGATCAGATTAACGCCATCGAATCAAAGACTTACGACAAGAAAATTCTACTGGAAATCTACAACACTATATGATATTGCTCAAGGATATTACAATACGCAACTTTTTAAGCGTGGGGGCCTGTACTCAGGCTGTCAACTTTGACCGCACTGATCTGACCCTGATTCTTGGTGAGAATCTTGATCTAGGTGGTGATGGTGCGCGTAACGGCACAGGCAAGACCTCGTTAATTCAGGGTCTTTCTTATGCCTTGTTCGGGGTACCCATCAACTCTATTCGTAAAGACAATCTTGTTAACAGGACTAACGCCAAGAACATGTTGGTAACGCTGACTTTCAGTGTAGATGGGATTGAATACAAGATTGAGCGTGGGCGTAAGCCTAACCTGTTGCGTTTCTATGTCAACAGCACTCTACAAAAACAAGAAGAAGATGCTGCCCAAGGTGAGAACAGGGAAACGCAAGCAGCGATTGAGCGTGTTATCAATATGTCGGCTGACATGTTCCAGCACATCATCGCACTGAACACTTATACGAAGCCTTTTCTGGCAATGGGTTCGGGTGACCAACGCGCAATCATCGAACAACTACTTGGCATCACTATCCTCAGTGAGAAAGCTGAAGTTGTCAAGAAGCTGATGACCGACAGCAAAGATGCTATCAGGACTGAAGAGTTCCGAATCAAAGCGGTCGAAGAGGCTAACAAGCGTATTCTTGAACAGATCGAAGGACTTAAACGCCGGCAACGGCTGTGGATCACTAAAAAAGAAGCTGATCTTGCTGGGTTTGTGACTACTTACGATGCGTTGGCTAAAATAGATATTGTCGCTGAACTACAAGCACATAAAGATTTGGTCGTATACAATCAAAACAAGCTGATCAATCAGAACTACACCGCACTCGTTGCCCGTTCTACTGCTTGGTTCGAGAAGAATCAAAAAGATATTGTTGAGTTAGAGAAGACCTATGACAAAAAGAACTCAATCGACATTGACGCTGAACTAAAAAATCACTCTCTAGTCACCGCGTACAACCAGCGTGTCAAAGATAAAGCAACTCAAGACGCTGATATCAAGCGGGCAACCGGTGATTGTGTCAGATATGATAAAGAGATAAAGAAACTTGAAGCAGAAATCGCGCAACTTCACGAACACAAGTGTTATGCCTGTGGTCAAGAACTACACGATGATCAACATACTGTCGTTCTTACTGCTAAAGAAGAATCGTTACGGATTGCTGTTGACAGTCATAACATATCGCTTGATACTCTTGTTCATCTAGGCGAGAATAAGGTCGAACTGGGCAAGATGCCATCGACTTTGTATAAAACAGAAGCAGAAGCGTTCAAACACTCCAGCGAACTTGAAGGTATCAAGCAGAAGATTGTTGATAAGCAGAACGAAGCTGACCCTTATGCTGATCAAGCAGCAGAACTGCTGCCAAGTGTGACTACACCGAGCAAGCAACCAGTCACTGTTTACGATACTGAAGCAGAAGCGGTTACGCATAGCTCCACTGTTGCTAATCTGTTGACGCAGATTGAGAGTAAGAGTGGTGAGACTGATCCGTATGAAGAACAGATTGTTGATATGGAGCAGAAGGCGCTTCAGGTGACGAACTTTGACACGATGAACGCACTGACAAAGACTATGGAACATCAGAAATTTCTTTTGGAGTTACTGACCAGCAAGGATTCGTTTGTTCGTAAGAAGATCATTGATCAAAATCTGTCGTTCCTTAACGCACGACTGACGCACTATCTTGACAAGATCGGGCTTCCCCATCAAGTTGTGTTCAAGAATGATCTGAATGTTGAGATTACTGAGTTGGGTCGTGAACTTGACTTTGATAATCTTTCTAGGGGTGAGCGTAATCGTCTGATTCTTGGATTGTCGTTTGCGTTCCGTGATGTATGGGAAAATCTATACAAGCCAGTCAATACTTTGTTCATTGATGAGTTGATCGACAGCGGGCTTGACACTATGGGTGTTGAAAATGCTATCGCTATTCTTAAGGATATGAGTCGCCGTCGTCAAAAGTCTATCTGGCTTGTCAGCCATCGTGAAGAACTTGCAGGGCGTGTGCCCAGTGTTCTCAAGGTGGTAAAAGAAGGTGGATTCACTTCATACAATACTTCAACGGAGATGGATTGATGTTTGATGTGAATAATATAAAAGTTTTACACATGGAAACCAGCAGTGTATGTAATGCTGAGTGTCCCATGTGTCCACGCGCCAAACCTTCTTTTAAAAAGAATGTTCCTAATATGTCATTATCACTGGAAAAAGTCAAGACCCTATTCGGCGACGATATGATACGAAATCTTGATTATATGTTTATGTGTGGTAACTACGGCGACCCGGCGGCGGCCAATGATACTATTGAAATTTTTCAACATTTTAAAAAAATAAATGTTAACATAGAGTTGCGAATGAATTCAAACGGTGGGTTGCGCACCAAAGAATGGTGGTTCAGGTTGGGTGAAGTTTTGACCGGTCCGCAAAGGAGCTGCGTGTTCAGCATAGACGGGTTAGCTGATACCAACCACATTTACCGAGTAAATACCAATTTCGAAAAAATAATAGAGAACGCCTGCAACTTTATTAAGGCAGGGGGAAATGCTCATTGGGATTTTTTGGTGTTTGAACATAACGAGCATCAGGTGGACTCTGCAAGAAAAATGGCGTATGCACTAGGGTTTACGCACTTCCAAGAAAAAGTAAGTTGTAGGTTCGATGCGTGGCCGAACGTGAAGCATATCCGGCCACCAAAGGGGGAGAAATATAAATGATACATTGTGCTGCCTTAAAAGAAAATAGCATGTTCGTAACTGCGAACGGCGAAGTGATACCGTGTTGCTATTTAGGACCAGAATATATAGGAGGGAAGTCGCTTCCTGCTTCATTGTCTGCTAATAATTTTGCCGGCCTTGTAAAAAGCTGGACCAGTGACACCCCGTTCTATGTATGTAAATATATATGTGATGACAAGATGAGTAGTTTCCCCGCTAATATGGCTAATTTCAAAAAAGAAAAACGTGATTAAACTACTAATGCAGTGCAGGGACACTAAATATCTCGCATGGACAAAGGTCACTGGGAGTTCCCTCATGATTTCAACATTGATGAGTGGTTCGGTTTCATTTACAGAATCACCGAGATTGCCACAGGCAAAGAATACATCGGTAAGAAACAGTTTCATAGTTACTGTCGCAAGTCAGTAAAAGGAAAGAAGAGGAAGAAAATGGTCATCACTGAAAACGATTGGAAGACTTACACAAGTTCATCCACACATATCAACGAGGCAATCGCTAAGTTAGGTAAAGCGGCATTCAAATTTGAAATTGAATCGCTTCACTCTACGCGCGGATCGCTTGTGTATGCTGAGGTCAGATATCAAGTAACAGAAGATGTTCT